CAGGCCAACCCTGCAGGTCAATCAAGACCCCAGGGTTTAGAACCGCTTGGGCAAACAAATCCACAACGTCCTGACCAAAAAGGCCATACCTATGGTAACAAAAGGCATTGAACTCGCAAGAAGTACAGACTCTCTCCTCAATTATCTTGTCACGGATTGATTTGAGAGTAATACCGGCCTCACGAGCATTCCACGAAACATAGGCATCAGCTTGTCGAAAGCCCTTAGGGTCACTCTTGACATGGCTCCACTCCCAAGAAAACCTGGCGAGAAACAAATCACGCAAGTCAGGGATGAAGCGAAACTCGTAAGCGTATCCAACACTCTTCCCAGCAAAGTAAGCATGGTCACTCAATGCTGGGTTGAGATTGGCACGCATGTTAAACTTGCCCAAAGCCTTCCCAGGCAGGGGCACAGTGAAGTGCGGCCCTGACCGAGAAGGAACAAAACACTTGCTTAAAAACGTGCAATCAACCAAGCCTCGGCGCCGAAACACCTTGACTTGCATGCACGCCTCACTGCAAATGTTTTCATATATGCGGCAAGCATGACGAGGCATGTTAGAGATCCTGTGTACAGCATCATCCCCGAGGATACCAGACCGGGAACTAGCTGCTTTCATCTCCAACACAATGCAAATGTACGACAGGGTCATGTTCCAAAGGCAGTTCCTAAGTGTTGTATCCGTCGCACCAGTTGGCAACTGATGTTCAAGAACAGCACTGACAGAATGCTTGCGATTGGACACGATAAACCTATCGCTGAGACAATACAGACGTACAAACCACTCGGGGGCCCCGAGAAGTCTGTACATCCTAGCGGACAGAATGTGCACATCAGCGCACTGCAACTTATCGTTCGAAGAAAAATCACACTCCAAATACTCCCCGGAGTCTGACTCCAAGAAGGGAACGTACTCAGGTGCGGTTTTCTTGTACGCTAACTTGAAGCGCGTGGGTGCATCATGTCGATCACACAGTCTGGCTAGCCTGTCCATGAGTTCACAGGCTATGGGGCCAGACAAAGCATTATAGACATCAGTGCCCTTGTAAATGACACGTGGTGCCCAATTAGGCTTGTGGGCAACAAGTAAGGCCTCAGTCTTGACAAAAACTTCTTTAGACGAAAAGTCCTTGACATGACTAGTGCAGAACCGCTCAAGAGACTGGCGCATCCTGCCTTGCTTTTCAGTGCCAAACTTGGAAACCCACCGGCCAAACAGCTCTTCCGTCCAGTCAAACGTGGGAAGTGGCTCAGACACTAACCACGATTGAAACTGGAGGGCGCCGGAAATCACACGAGGTGATGCCCGGAGCTTGCTGTTATAATTGCAACGCTTGCGAAATGCTGCCACAAAATTGTGATAGCCATTGTCTGGAACAACAGGATGGAAACCTTGAATGAGTGGACCCCCCACGGTCACTGGCAAGTGTGACTCCCATTTCCTCGGTACGCCAAAACTGGCTCCGGCAATTGGACTAATCATGGGGTCAGCAATCTTATGATACCATGCTGCCAGTGACCCGTGGGGGCCTTGCGGCCCACTGGGGCCTTTAGCGCTAGTGGAGGCGATGTTGGTGGTGGTGGTGTTGTTGTAGGTGGTGTTGTTGTTGTTGTTGG